TAGCTTACTTAAACGTCAAGAGGAGCTTGGCAAGGGACTACGGGACTCCTATGGCTCTTGGTATGTTTCTGATGGACAACTTACGCCAAAGAAGAATAACATTAAACGAGGCTACACGGCTGGTTGTACTCTTACAAAAATCAAGAAGGTGGAATTTAATCCTAACTCTAGAGACCATGTTGCCCAGTGTCTCAAAGCCGATGGTTGGATTCCTAAAGACTTTACTCCAAATGGTAAACCTAAAATAGACGAGGCTGTACTTGGAGTATTAAAGTTACCACACTGCAAGGAGTTAAAGGAACACTTCTTAATATCTAAACGTATATCACAACTAGCGGAGGGAAATAATGCTTGGCTTAAACTTGAACGAGATGGTCGTATTTATGGTGGCGTTAACACTAACGGGGCAGTTACTGGTCGTTGCACTCATAGCCGTCCTAATATGGCACAAGTCCCTGCATCATACAGCACGTATGGCACTGAGTGCCGTAGGCTTTTTGGAGCTTCTAAGAATAGGGTATTGGTCGGTTGTGATGCTGATGGTCTTGAACTACGGTGTCTAGCAGGTTACTTACATAAATATGATGGAGGTGCATATGCCAAAGCAGCAGTGGAAGGAGATAAAGATAAAGAGACAGATGTTCACTCCCTTAACAGACAGTCTCTTAATATTCAGTCAAGAGACGTTGCAAAAACTTTTTTCTATGCGTTTATTTACGGAGCAGGAGACGAGAAACTTGGTAAGATTCTTGGAAAAGGTAGAGCGAGAGGCAAACGAGGAAGAGCAGACCTATTGGCTGGAATCACTGGACTTATGGCTCTTACCGAAAGAGTTAAGCAAGTCTTCAGAAGACGTGGGCATCTCATTGGTCTTGACGGACGGACGCTCACAGTACGTAGTGAACACTCTGCTTTGAATACGTTACTACAGGGTGCAGGTGCAATTCTTATGAAGAAAGCTCTAGTCACACTAGATCGCTATTTACAATTCGTTGGATTTATCCCGGGAGAAGACTATGAGTTTGTCGCAAACGTCCATGACGAATGGCAAATCGAGTGCAAGCAAAACTACGCCAGACAAATTGGAAAGTACGGAGAAGCGGCCTTTGAATCAGCAGGACGTGCCTTTGAATTTGGATGCAAAATTACTGGAACGTATAAGACCGGATCTGATTGGTCACTTACACATTAAAACTATAGATGACTTAGTAAAAGTCTTTGAACAATTGCTCAAGGCTCTTAATACATTTAATCCTCATAAGTGTACCATACATAATAAGGAATACCAATCTTTTAGAAATAATTTAAAGGGTTTCATCCTAGCTTGGTCACGTTACTTCACTTGTGAGACCTGTGGTAAAACAGATTTAAAAAGAACATTGCACTTTCATCATACTAATCCTAGCAATAAGAAGGTGTCGGTTGGTGACAACAGGTCTACATTTGCAAATAAAATAATAGAATCATTAAAATGTGATTATTTGTGTGATGATTGTCACTATGATATTCATGTACAACAGGGAGACTTCAGAGGATACTACGATGCTATACATAGATGGGGATATCATACTTTACAAAGTATGTTGGGCTGTACAGAAGGAAGTTGAGTGGGATGATGGTGAACTGACTCTCTATAGTGACATGAAGGAACTAAAAGATACCTTCAATATTCACTTGACTAATCTGTTAGAGAAGACAGGATATGATAAGTATACTATTTGCCTAAGTGACCATGAAAATAATTTCAGGAAGAAAATTTTTCCAGATTATAAGGCAAATAGAAAAAGTAAAATGAAACCTCTAGGATACAAAAAATTAGAGGATCATCTTATTGTATCTTACTGTACCAGATTTATGCAGGACTTGGAAGCTGATGATGTCGTAGGAATAATGATGACACGTTTCCCGGGAGGTATGTCTGCCAGTATTGATAAGGATATGTTGACAATCCCAGGCACACACTATAATATGGATACAGGATATAAGTTTGGTATTGATATTAACATAGCTAACTTTCATTTTTATAAACAGGTACTAACAGGTGACGCTGTAGACAATTACAAAGGTTGCCCGGGCATTGGTGTCAAGAGAGCCTTGGACTTACTTGAAGAACCTTTAACTCATAAAGAGTATTGGGAGGTAATTGTAGTAGCTTATAATAAAGCAGGATTGACTGAAGAGGATGCTATAACACAAGCAAGGATGGCAAGGATACTCAGGAACGATGACTATGACTATGACAAACAGGAGGTAAAACTATGGGAGCCGTCAAAGAAATGATGTACTGTAATGAGTGTGGACAAATGCCTGATGATCACATGGCATACTGTAGTCGCTTGGGAGATGACAGCCAGATAGAGCTTAATGATAAATGGAGGGATGATAGTTCTCCTATCCGTCCAACCTATTATGCCAAGTATAAAATAGATCCTTGGACATTCTGCATGGAGAATGAGTTATCATTGGCAGTCGGATCAGTAATTAAATATGTAGTCAGACATCAGGATAAGAATGGGGCTGATGATTTGGACAAAGCAATTAAATGTCTCATGATGATGAAGGAGCACTACTATGGTAAGAGTTGAGGAGTTCATGGATAAAGCTGAGCAACCAGTGGATGTACCCTTTGAGGATCGGCTATTTAACTTCAGGATGAAACTAATAGCTGAAGAGTTCAAGGAGATGGCAGAAGCTGCGTCCTCATTGACGCTATCAGACATAGACTCAGATGAGGAGAGGACTATACAGAAGGAGAAGTTTATTAAAGAAGTGTGTGATTGTATGTATGTCTTGAAGGGCATGGCAGTGACCTTTGGTTGGGACTTGGAGGAAGCATTCAACAGGGTACATCAGTCTAACATGACTAAGATTCCCTTTAGTGTGACGGATGATGGTAAGGTACAGAAAGGTGAGAACTATGAACCCCCTAACTTGGAGGGAATTGTATGACATCAGTACGTGCTCAGGTAATAACTAGACGTACATATAATAGACCAATAGAGACAGGATACGAGACTTGGGAACAAACTATAGATAGGGTCATCGAACATCAGAAGTGGTTGTGGGGTAGAGCCTCTGGTCTTAATCCAGATTCTACTGGTAATCCTAATATGATTACTGAGTTGGCAGAGCTACGTCAGCTCATGATGGACAGGAAGATAATGCTTAGTGGTCGTACCCTATGGTTAGGAGGGACTGACATAGCTAAGAAGAGAGAGGCTAGTCAGTTCAACTGTGCTCACCTTAAAGTGGAGACTATACATGATGTTGTGGATTCGTTGTGGCTCTTGCTCCAAGGATGTGGAGTGGGATTTACACCTGTGGTTGGAACATTGTCAGGGTTCACATCCCCTATTGGATGCTTGGAGGTTGTTGGGTCAAAGCGTACAAAAAAAGGAGGACACGAGGGAAACAAAGAATCTTACGATTCTGGGACTTGGAGTATTACAATTGGAGACTCCGCTGAAGCATGGGCAAAGTGTATCGGTAAGATTCTGGCATACAAAGGGAAAGCTACAAAGCTCATACTCGATTTCACACAATTACGACCCGCAGGACAACGCCTCGCAGGATACGGATGGATATCCAGTGGGGATGTACCACTTACCAAAGCACTGTCAGCTATCATTCATATTCTAAACAAGAAGAGTGGACAGTTGCTGAGCAAGATGGACATACTAGATATTATGAATTGGTTGGGTACGGTGCTCTCGTCAAGACGGAGTGCGGAGATTGCTCTGGTATATCACGACACCCCTGAGTGGGAGCAGTTTGCGAGGGCTAAGGATGATCTAAATAGTCTGCCCCATCGTGCTCAATCTAATAACAGCGTAGTCTTTTGGAAGGAACCTAGTGAAGATGATTTGCAAAGAGTGTTTCAGATCATACAGGAATCAGGGGGATCGGAGCCAGGAATTATCAATGGAGAACAGGCAAGGAAACGTGCTCCTTGGTTTAGTGGAGTCAATCCCTGTGCAGAAATTCTCCTTGGAAACAAATCTTTCTGCAACCTGTCCGAAGTGGACCTCAGCAAATTCAGAGATGATAGCGGAGGACTTGAGAGAGCTTTGTATATTATTGCCAGAGCAAACTATCGTCAAACTCTTGTCAATCTTGATGATGGCATTTTGCAAAGAACATGGCATGAAAACAATGAGTATCTCAGGCTATGTGGAGTTGGACTCACAGGGATTACTACGAGGCAGGACTTATCACAGTATGATTTCAAGCGATTTCGTAATATAGCTATTCATGGTGCTTACTCTATGGCTGATGAGTTAGGTACTCAACGTCCTAAGAATGTAACTACGATTAAACCTAGTGGTACTCTAAGTAAGATTATGGATACTACTGAAGGTTGTCATAAACCCTTAGGAAAATATATATTTAATAATGTTAACTTTAGTATTAATGATCCACTGTTACCTAAGCTCAGAGAGGCAGGGTATCATGTGTATATTAATCCAGAAGATGATCACAATATGATAGTCACCTTTCCAGTATCCTGGGAGAACATAAGGTTTGACAAGAATGAGGAGGGAATATATGTCAATATGGAATCAGCCGTGGAGCAACTGGAGAGATACAGATTCCTCATGGCTTCTTACGTTGAGCAGAACTGCTCGATCACTGTATCTTATAAAGAGGATGAAGTCCCTGCTATTAGAGATTGGCTCAAGCGTCACTGGGATAGTTATGTTGGTGTTAGCTTTATGCCTGTTGATAATACTGTTTATTCCTATCTGCCTCAGGAGGTCGTATCCAAAGAGCGTTATAAAGAATATGTATCAGGATTAACGGAGGTAGACTTCAGTGAAACAGGGAGTTTACTGGAGATACAGAACGATGAATGTGAGGCTGGTGTATGTCCAGTTAAATAAAGGTTTATTTTAGTCCAATAAAATTATGCAAGCTAGAGGAGTGCCTTTGTATGCAAGTTTCCAGTAAATTATTAGAAGAATTAGAAATTACGTTCAGTTTGAAGAGAGTTTTACACGCCCCTGATTGGGAATCAGCTAATAGAATCATGGGTCAGCATGATGTAGTAGAGTGGATTATAGATAAGCAGGATGAATTAAATAGAAAAGCTATTGATGGGGGTGACCATCAGGTGACTATCAAACACAACTAAGGAGGATAGGGGAATGTTAGAACTATTATCAACAATTGCTATGTGTTTTGGAGGGGGGGCTCCTCCCCCACCCCCTCCTCCTCCTCCTCCTCCACCCCCACCTCCTCCCCCTCCCCTTCCTAGTCCTCCAGCAACTCTAGCCGTAGTAGCAAGTAAAGCTAAGAGTCCACTTGAAAGTGCTACTGCCAAGGCACAGAGAAGGACTAAAAGGAGAGCTAAAGGTAAGAGCGTATTTAGAACACTAGGGCCTGGCCCAACTGGATTGAATATAGGATAATATGTGTCCTGTAAGTGCTGGAATAGCTGTTTCGGCAGCGATAGCAGGGGGAACCACAGCAACTGTAATTGCAGGGACAACTGTGTTAACTGCTGGTGCTATTGCAGGAGGAATTGCAGCAGGAGCAGCAGTAGGAGCAGCAATAGGAGTAGGTGTAGGTGGCATAGTTAATGTTGCTACTGGTAGAGGGTTCTTTGAGAATGCTGGACAAGCAGCCCTATTTGGTGCATTAGGAGGTGGCTTTAGTGCAGGAACAGGTATTGTTACAACAGCTTCAGGATTGGCTTCCACCTCATTTGGTGTTGGGAATCTAGCTAGAACTTTATCTCCATATGCTCCAACAGGATTTACTATTGGACTAACAGCAGCAGCAGGTAGTCTCCTCGCTCCTCCACAGTTACCAACATTCGCTACTCCAGTACAAACACAAGGAGTAGCTCAGCTCCAACAGTTCAGCTCACAGCAACTAAGAGTCACTGGCAGTGGTGGTGGACAGGCTGCTGCTTCACTGGTTGAGGCTATTAAGAGAAGTAAAGCACGTAAATTAACTCAAAGAGATGTGGGAGATCTTAGTATAGATACCGCTTCCTTTGCAGGAACAGGACTACAATTTGCCTAACGAAAAGAGTGCCAGTAAAAGATATGCTAATTTATCAAGAGACAGGCAGTGCTTCTTAACAAGAGCATGGGACGGAGCAGAAGTTACCATTCCTTTTATATTACCTAGAGATAAATCACAGAACCAAGATTTACCTACTCCCTTCCAAGGTATTGGAGCACGAGGAGTAAATAATTTATCTGCCAAGTTACTCTTGACACTCTTTCCCCCTAACAGTCCCTTCATTAAGTTCCAGATAGATGACTTCACACTACAAGAGTTGGAAGCTGAACGTGCTCCTGTAGAGGAAGGTCTAAACTCTATGGAGAGAGCTGTTAATGATGAGGTGGAAGCCAAGGCAATGAGAGTGCCACTCCATGAGGCACTGAGACACTTGATCATTTGTGGTAATGCTTTACTGTTTGTAGACAAAGACAACCTGATACGAGTGTTCCACCTGGATCAGTATGTAGTACGGAGAGATCCGCAGGGACAAGTGTTAGAGATTATCATAATGGAAGAGATGTCCCGGGAATTGTTTAGAGATATCTTTGGACATAACCCTCCAACTGAGGGGAACACTGGTGCTGATGGTGATGATAAACCATTAGAACTATACACTGTAGTTAAACTACATACAGACGGTAAGATACATATTCATCAGGAAGTATCTAATAAAGTTATACCTGAAACGAGGAGTATCATACCTAAAGATAAGAACCCCTACTTAGCACTGCGGTGGAGTAGGATAGATGGTGAAGATTATGGAAGAGGTTTTATAGAAGAATATCTTGGAGACTTGAAGGCACTAGAAGGACTCTCCAAGGCTATCCTAGAGGGATCTGCTGCGGCAGCTAGAGCAATATTTTTAGTACGTCCGAATGGGACAACTAAGTTAAAGACAATATCCCAAGCTCCTAACTTAGCGGTACGACAAGGAAATGCAGACGATGTGTCAGTCCTACAGATGGATAAGTTTAATGACTTCAGAGTAGCACGAGAGACACTGGAAGGTATCGAGCGTAGAATGGCTGCAGCCTTCCTGTTAAACCAAAGTGTTCAACGTGATGCTGA